CGCCGTAGAAGCTCAGCACTTCAGACAGTAGCGGAAAAACTGATGTCGGTATTATGACATCATCCCCATAGACGCTTACCAAACTTTGGTCCGCGTCCAGCGCCTCTGTGCAGCAAACTGCGACTGCATAGAAGATGAGAGACTCTAGAGAGAAGGTGAAACCGTTCCCCATACTGGAGAATTTGGCCCACCTAATTGTATTCTCTTCGAGTCCTTCCCGTTTTATAGTGCCGTATTTGGTACGACAACTGTCCATCACAGAGTACCATCGAGGGGGCAAGAGCTCCCGTACGACAGAGTCAGCAATGGAGTCACTCGCAGAAGACAAGTCAACAGTTGCGACAGAGCCCGTTTTCGAGCCATGCCGTGCCAACCGTTGGTTCTTGCTCTGGTCATGTAAGTCTATACCAAACCGGAGTAAGCGACTATTGATCATCTCACCGATCGATTTCTGGAACCATAAATTCAGTCCCGGCTCGATGGCAATAACTCGATCCGTTGTCGCGTCCTTCGGAACAGTGATAACTTTACTCCCAACCTGGAACACAGGGTATTTAATCCCGAACACCAGGTGCCTTGCCCAGAGAGGATAAATCTTCTCCATGAGGTCGGGTGGAATTAAAGAGTAGAGGTCGCGCGTGATACCAGCTTCACGCTGGAACTTTCTTGATGAACTGGCTTCTCTTCGCTTTATAAGCGTCGATGCGCCAGGACCCCAATCAGACAACGAAGCGAATTCCTCGGCGTTAAATTCGCCCAGAACGTGTTCGATTTTTCGTATGATTGCGTGATGCAACCACACGATAGACCCAAGTTTTATGGGTTTATCGAAATAACGAGCAGTAGTTTTCACTTCTCCCGGATGATCTGGGGAGAGCTCGTTAACCATCCTGAAACGATTGTTTGTCTGCCTACACAGATCTTCGTATTTTTGGAATTTCTGTAGGGCAACTTCCGCCAAATCAGTCTTCAGGTTTAATCCTGTAAACTTCGATAGCAGTTTAGTCGCCGCATAGGCATCCCGGACATCCTCGAACGTATTATAGTTCAGGGGATCAAAGTCTAGGTCCGCGATCTGTTGATGCTCATTATTTTCAAACATGAGCCAGACCGCTAAGGACCTTGGACAATCCAGGGACCGAAGGACCGCTCCGATTGCACGAGCTTCGAGCATCGGGTCTACGCGGTATTTTAGAAGTCCTTTCAAGAACTTCTTTCCATACTTTTCAGAAGACATGGAGGTACTCCTTTGAGTTAAGAAAAATTGAAACAAATCCTAGGGTTACCCCCAGGGCGCATCAAAATTCTCAATCGCGTTTCGTAGCGGGGAACCCGTTGCATCACTGGGCGCCGCATCAGAAGCCGTGATCGTTGCCATAAGCATGGACATGACGAGGTCGAGTATTGCTTGTCTCTCCCACAACAGCCCACGTTCGGGTAACAACCACTCACCCGAGAACATGTGCGAGTAAGCCACCTGCGGCGCTGGCGTAAAGCCAGAAGCCGTCGATGGACTCGCCACTTCCAGGGAAGGGAGTACCACATTCGCCGATATCCTGTATATCCGGCTCGTCTTGTTAGGCGGCCGTACACGCAGGGTAACCGACGGGTAACCGATGGCGATTCCGCCAGAACGGTCCACCCACCGCGCGACACCAGGAGCCACAAAGCCCTCAGGGTCGAAGGTTCTTGTTACGCCGATCGCGGCATCACCTACCGTTTTGTGAACCGAGTCCATCCGGTTCGCTATGAGGGCAAGCGACACTGCTCCGGCGAGTTTCATGGAAGCTAAAGCCGACATGATAATGCCTTTCAAAGGTATTACATTAGAACTGGCCTAAACTATCTGCCGTAGAATCGCTGGCCTTTGAAGGCCACCCTCATCAAAGCAAGGGCATTAAGTGCATGTGTTGGTGATATTGGGTTTTTCCATGAGGGTCGCGTCATGCTCGGATATTCGGTCAGCTTCAACCGATCGAACAGAACAGCGTCTCGTGAATAATTGCCAACTCTCCAATGCACCCGTGTAGCGTCTTCTTCGTAGAAATCCACGTTCTTATGTGCAGTCTGTCTCGTGAACCGAGTTTCGAACCCATCGATAAAAGAGAGTCCTTCCCAGTGTTTTAAACCGGTTAGATACTCTCCGATGGGCAAGAACCAGTCGACGACAAAACTGTACGGTATGAGCTCCCACGCTAGGCTTATGGGATTATTGAAACCGATCTGCGACAGAAACGCCGACAGCGGTTCACCGATCCTGTATCTCATTCCAAACTTAATTTCTGTTTGGGTTATGAGCATCCAGTTCCCAGAAGATGTCTTTTCTCCCGGAACTATCAGCGGTCCACCTTCGGAATTTGTTGCTGTCGAAGAAGAGCGCGCTGTTTGCACCATAAAAGTCCC